CGAAGCTAGGTGTGTATTTCTACGAAATAGTGATATTCTACGTCAAGTCGAGTCTACGTTCGACCTAGTAGCCCTAGAACCTCTCAGAAGGGGAGGCCTTGCTTTAAAGGCATTCTTAGGAGTTCAAACTGACTTATCAGACCTTGGGCCTAGGATTGTTCGAAGAACTTTAAACACTAAGGATACTGTACAAATCTTGTTAAGTATCAGAGAGAGGCAACGCACTGAGCGAAACACTGGTGAATTGGACCCTAGACTTGAAGCCGTACAACTCCCTACCAACATTCAATCCTATGCACAGCAAACCGGCTCTGAAGCCATTTTGAGGCTACCTAGCGATTCACCTAAAGCGATTAGTACTGGGATTCTACCCTTGAAGGCCCAAGATGAACTGGAATTGGAAAAAGAAGAAGTTTTAGGGCTACCTAGAGAGTTCTACGAAGACTTGAGAGATACTTTGGTTCGAATTGAGAGAAACGCTCAAGATGCGTTTAATTTTAATGATGCTAACTTTGACTCGATTTATGATAGAACCCCATCTTCAAATGTGGATGAAAATAAAGTAGCTACAGATGCTGAGATTGAAGCTCTAGCTGGATTAAATAAAGCAATTCAAGGACTTAACCTTGTATTGAGTAACAATGCTTTATTCAAAAGCTCATACACTCAACGGATTGAAAATGTAAATAATGCATTCCTTGAAAATCCCGGCTTGAGGGCCGAGCGTGCAGTAGAGGAAGTCATCATGCCAACTGGTACTTCTTTAGAGCGATTAGCGTTAGAGCGTTTAGGAGACGCTTCTCGTTGGCCAGAACTTGTAGAATTAAATCAATTAAAGGCTCCATACGTCACTCAAGATTTATCTGATACCCGAGAAAATTTAATTAAGCCAGGTGATAAAATCCTTATTCCTCAACCTATAGTCTTTGGATTTGGAAGTACTCCTACTAATCGAGAAACTTTTATAAATGAAGGTTTAACTGAAGTTGAGAGAAATCTCGGAATTGATTTAAAATTGAATGAAAATAATGATTTAGAGTTCACAAATAAGAACGATATAAACCTAGTTCTAGGAGCTGAGAATGCAGCCCAGGCGATTTTATTGAAACTAGCTATCGAAAAGGGCGAGATTCTAGATCATCCAGATTTAGGGGTTGGACTCCAAATTGGTAAAAAGACCCCAGTTCTTACTGAAGTGCAGGCTGACATTATCAATACATTGACTCAAGACCCTCGTTTTGAGGAAGTCCAAGATTTAACAATTAGACAAGATGGTGGTACTTTCAATATCTCTCTACTTGTAAAAGTAAAAAATATCGATATCCCAGTTCCTTTGGAAATACAAATATAAGTTACAAGGTAAAATAAGACATGGCCAAACTCGAACTTCGTACAAAAAATCAGATTATTTCGGCAATGGTAGCCGAATTACTAGCTAAAACATCAATCAATGATGTGAATCCAGGTTCGGTAGTTTTGACTCTTTTGGAACTTGCAGCTACTGAAGATTTTAACCAGTATGCCCAAATGTTGAATATTATCCGAAATTACAATTTAGATACAACCACTGGGCAGGACCTTGATAAGCGAGCCTTTGAGTATGGTTTGGAACGTAGAAGTGCTCAATTCGCGACTGGAGTTGTTACTATTCAACGAGAGGCTGGCTTTCAAAAAGTTAGTAGTGGTATTTATACTGGACTTCCAGCTCCTTTGGAGGGAAATACAGTTCTCAGAGTAAATGACGCTTCTAGTCCCCTTTATGGAAGTTCTGGAACCCTTATCGTTGGTAGAGGTACTGAAAATGAAGAGGAAGTAACCTACGCATCGGCTCCTACTAATTTTGTAAACTACTGGGAATTTACAATTTCTCCACTTTCGAACGACCACAATTCTGATGAAACTGTAATTTTAAAACAAGGAAATGATGAAGTAATTCAAGCTGGTACTATTTTAAGAGTTCCTGGATCTTCAAACTCTCCCGAAATTAACTTCGCTACGGTACAAGATGTAATCCTATTAGCTGGTGAGAGTGAAGTCACTGGAGTTGATGTTAGAGCTACTATTCGAGGTTCTTTTGCCAATATCCCAGTAAACGCTATTAATGGTGAAGATGCGTTTACTTCAGCACCATTCATTGGTGCAAGGGCTGTAAATGAAGTTAAATTTACAACCGGTAGAGATAGAGAAACCGACGAAGAGCTTAGAGATAGAATTAAAACTCATATTCAATCTTTATCAAGAGGTACAGCTACAGCGCTAGAATCTGCAATCGTGGGTGCTCAAGATGAAGATAGTGCCAAGCGGGTTGTAAGTGCTAATATCATTGAACCGACTACTCGATTTGACCCGGTAAAAATATATATTGATGATGGTACTGGATTCGAGCCTTCTTTTGAACAACGAGGATTTGAAACTCTATTAACTAACTCAAGTGGTGGAGAGGAAAGACTTCAACTGGATTTCTTTCCTCTAGTTAAAGCTCAAGCTGAGACGTTCAATGCTGAACCGTTTAATATGTCGGCAGGACCTCTTACTCTAACTTACGAGGTTGGACTTGCTTCTGAGACTATTCAGTTCGTACCTCAAGATTTTCAATTTCCAGGCTCTGCTACGGCGGAAGAAATCGTTAGAATTATAAACGATAGAACTACCCTTTTGGAAGCTAGAACATCCCAAAGTGGAAGAAGAATTGTAATTTCAGCTAGAGCTGATGAAAATGAAGATTTACAAGTAACAGGTGGAACTGCCAACCCGATTCTATTATTTCCAACCGATAGACGGTCTACTCTGTTCTTATATGCAAATGATGAACTTCTATCAAAAGACGGTGAGACTGCTTTTCTAGATTCAGATGAAGGAAATTTTGATTTTACAACTTTAGGACCTGATCCTTGGATATTGAATTTAATCGTAGACGGCAAAGCTGCCAATCCAGCTTCTGTAGAATTAGTGTCTGGAGACTTTCTAGATGCTACATCTGCAACTCCTGAAGAAGTAGCCACTGCAATCAATACGAGACTTCCAGGAGCTACAGCCAGTACCGTAGCAAATGGTACTAGAGTTCGAATCTCTTCAAATACTCAGAATTCTAACGCTTCTAGCTTAGAAGTAACCGGCGGTTCAGCTAATGGAGTATTGGACTTTTCAACTTCTGCGGTATTTGGAAAAACCAAAGATTACACTTTAAATCCAGAATTGGGGCAAATTGAATTTGAATCACCTTTGGGTGCTAATGTTTTAATTACCGCAGGTACTCGATTTAGTCGAGCTAAGTTATTAACTGGTGCAAGTGAGTTTTATACAATTGCGCCCGGAGAGACTTTAGTATTAGTAGTAGACGGTGGACCTACTCAAACTGTTACGTTTACAGTTGGCGGCGTTCTGAGTGCCCAGCAAGTTGCTGATATTATCAATTCTCAAACTAGTGGTTTGAATGCAATTTCTAGACAAATTGGAAATGATAATTTTCTACAAGTTCAAACCAATACATACAATGAATCAACCGGTTCGATTGAAGTGTTATCAAGTTCAACCGCTACTGCTTTGAATTTCCCATTAGATCAAGTAGAGACTAACTCAAGACCAAATAAAGCCTTTAGGGTATCTAACCCAAGTTCTCCTTGGGATTTCGTAGATGGGGATAATTTAATCGTAGTATTAGATAATGATCCAGCCTCTAGGACGTTTAATTTAATATTTAGCTTCGATGGTGAAGTAACAAGTGCAGTGTCAGATACTGTATTTAGTAATTCAGCATTTAATACAATTTTCACCCTTGAGGATGTACTAGAAGACTTCTACTTAACTTTCAGAAATGGAGCAAATACAACTTCTGGATCAATCGCATCTATATCAAATCAAGGCGGAAACACTTGGAGATATGAATTCGACTCTCTGCCTGCCAATATGGCCGATTTTGCAATTGGAGACCATGTTGCTTTGACTGGTTCTAATGACGTAGAGAATGATGGTAATTTCATAATTACCGGGATTAGTGCTATTGGGGATGGATTTATTGAAATTTCGAACATTGATGGTATTGCAGACCCTATTGCCTCCACTTCGGCTCTAATAGGCCAAAGGAGACAAATAACTGCTTACAATGAAGTATCTGGTCAAATAACAG